TCCACTTGTCTTATCATTGACATGAATAGATTTAACCCAATTAATATTATTTTGTAATACCCAATCGTCTCTTAATGCCATTGCAACTTCCATGCCAACATAGGGGTCAACATTTGAATAACCCATATTGACAAATAGATGTCCTTGATCTTTTAAGATACGTTTGCCTTCTTTAAATACTGTCTTTAACCAATCAAGATAATCATGTTTAGGTTTATTATCAGAATAAAGACCATATTTAATATTAAGGTTGTATGGTGGGGAAGTGATGATAGCATCTATTGAACCATCATCAAGTTCTTTCATTCCTTCTATACAATCTTTTAAATGTATTATATTCCGTTCCAAAATGTATCCACTCCATAGGTAGGTTGCATATTCCTTGATACAATATACAAACCAACATTACATAAAAACCAACATAGATTAGTAATCCATGCTTGTCTCCAACAATACTTTCTATTGCTTTCTACAATATAAATGTTTCGTTGGTTGTCAGTTCTTTTGACAAATTGTTCTAATATTAATGAAATTACAAATCCTATTGCAAAAACATAGAACATGAGGTTTAAAAAACCTGCATTGAATAATAAAAATTGAATCATACTGTGACGTAATTTGGTTTTAGATATTTTTTTGCAGATTTAAAATGACCTGCGATTTGTACAACTCTGTGCATATCAATATTTTGTATCGTCAATGAACTGAAATTACTGTTACCAGTTTCACTCCAACTAGATTCTAACATATCGTATGGAACTACGCAAGCAAAATACTTTTCGATTTTACCATCTTCATTGGGGATAAACTTACATAGGAAGTGCCAGTTGGTTTTCCTATAACCATTACCTGTCCATGAGTTACTCTCTGATAGACTATTCTTCCACTCTATCTCTGTATCGTTGAGAGTATAGTCAAATCCTTTTCCCTCTGTAATTGTAAATGCTTGAACCTTCTCTTGTATCTTCTCTGCAATAATTTCATCAATAATAGGACTAATTGCTTTTGTTTTCTCCTGTGTCTGTCTGTCCTTAAAAATTTTCTTGAATGATTTTCTATATAGTTTCTCCATTAATGGAAGTGATACAGTATTCCACTCTTCTACAATAAAGGGTAATTGCTCTTGTAATGCGTCTGCAACGAGTTGAATATTTTTGTTGATTTCCATTGGTCTGAGTTTCATAATACATTCATAGTACAGCAAAAATCAGCAAGAGTCAATCTCGCTGATACACTTTAAAAAGTGTCACATCAGAATTTATACAACTCATTTAGATGCAAGACGTTTACTATGTCTTGAATTTGTTGCATCTTTTCGTGGTAGATTTCTTCTGTGATTAAAGAATCTTTATAGAATCGTTTTTGTAAGGTAGTTACATACGATAGTATAGAGTCCTTTAAAACTTCTTTTTGTTCTTGTGATAGAATAGCAGATCGGATTACTGACATTATCTCCATTTGGATAGGGGTGCTGTTTGTTGCAACTTTTCACTCTCAATTATATCGGACTCGTCAGGATTTTCAAAGTTTTGTGTTGATTTCAATGTTGAAAGATAATTCAAAACGTGTTCCCTGATCTCCATGAGTTCGCTGAAACAATCCTGATTATATGCACACCCACGCAAATCGTGGTCAGGTTTCATAACTGACTCTGTAAAAAGGTCTAATGCCCTTTGATATTTGACAGTAGGACTCTCGTTTAGTCCAACCGAACCTTGATCTTTCATTTGTCTATGTGGTTGTGTATTCTAATCCATAGTCAACATCAGAACTATCATCATAGTATAGATCTTCATAATCTAAACCATCATCTTCATACTCGATCTTCTCCTTGAGTTCTTTGTTTGTCTCTTCCTCTGTTTTCTTTTTCATAGAAATAGTCTCCCTTTGGAACTCTGTGAATACCGCCATTGTGCTGACGTTTGTCTCGAATAGATTTGCCGAAAGAGTAATTACCTCTTTCCGACCCACCTCTGCGAAAAGTCTTACCCATTTGTATGATAGTAAATTAGATAAACTACTTGTAATATGTATCAACGATTGAAAGGAATGATGTCAGAATCATCATCAATCGTTTCTTTTACTTGCAATTCTTCAAAAACGTAACCTACGCCATGAAGAAAATCTTGAGTCTTTTCAACAACTTCGTGAATGATCGAAGCTTCAAACTCCTTACTTGTGACAGTGTTGTCTTCATCTGTACAAGTCAATGTGAACTGAGGCATGATTTGGATTGCCATTAACTACCTCTAAATCATACCATAGAAATGCTTAACTGTCCATAGGACTGTGCCAGCAGTCTAATTGGTTATGTAGTTGAGGTTAAGCACTATCCTAACTGGTTCATCAGTACATGTTGTGCCTGTGTGTTCGGTTGACCCATCAAAGGTTACAAATCTATTGCACTCTGACGTAACAACCGAACCATCTTTGAATTTGGTATATCCGTTACTTGTGTTGAGATATAATATAGATGTCTTTAAATTTGGGGGAGCATCATTTATATCAATGTGATACCCATGTTCTAATATAGTTTCTGTTCTCGTAATTAAATTTGCTTTTGCTCTTACAAGTATTGCAAATTTAGTTTTCTCTTTAATCTTATTGATGACTGGTTCTAACTTATTGTATAAGGGAGATTGAGGTAACCCATCAGAATAGAAAAAATGCACCAGTTGAACATTGTTCAATACAGGTGCATTCGGAACTACTTGGGATAAGTACCAAGGAAATTGTCTATCTACTAATAGACGTTGAAGGTTATTGAAATCTTGAGGACTTAAAAAATCCTCGATCACATCAAGTTGCATAATAAAATTTTATTAAATTAAGAAGGTTTAGTTGGCCAAGTTACGTTTTCTAATTTTCCAGTTACTGTGTTAATACTTGCTGAAGGAGAGTTAGCAGGTAAATCTCTTAATGCTTGACGATATGTTTTCCATGCATCACTCATTGTTACATCAGAATTTGCCATCCAATCACATTGCTCAAGAAGTTTGTCTCTTCTTGCTCTAAGTCTCATCTTTGGCCACTCACTTACTTTAAGTGCTTCAAAAGTATTCTGTTGCTCAGTAGTGAGAGTAGGTTGAAGAATATTACCTGTTGCAACCTCTACCACAAAATCATCAATACCCATTTTCCTGAGTAAATCTCCAGAAGGGGGTACTGGTGCGTTGTAATTATTAGTATCTGAAGGTGTAATGTCTGCCATTGTTTTAATAAATTAATTTTTGCCTAAACGGAAAATACCAACGTTGAGGAATCCTCTCATTCCACCACTGTCATTGTCTCCCTCTCCCCAATAAGAGTTACATCTTACTGAGATTTCTTGGTTACTTGAGTTAGTTTTATTCCAGAACCAAGCGTGTGAACCAGCAATACGATATGTTTGAATTCCACCTTCTTGTCCTCTCATTTGAGAACCTAATTGTGAACCATTAACATAACATCTTACTGCCCAAGCGTCCCAGTCATTGCTTGGATAGTTACCACTTTGGTCTGAAGGAGAATAACCTGCATTAATAATATATGCACCAGGATCACTCGTGTTGACACTAACAGAGTTTTGGGTGTTATTTCCTGAGGAACTAACGTCCAAATTGTTACTATACATTTGGGTTTGATTTTCCCTAGGTCCGATAAATGCCATTGTTAATTAACCTCCGTAAGATTAAACTTATACTTCTTACCGCTTCTATTATTTATCAAGAAAAGGTCATTTTCTCCCTCTTGAATAGTGTAAGAACCCCAACTCCCATCTATACTATTGCTTGAACCTTCATTACTTAGGTTAAGGTCATTGGTATATACGTCTCTCCAACGATTAGAGTTAGTTCCTAAATCATAAGAGTTGTTATTGTTAGGATAGAGTGCAGAAGTTGATAGAATTGCTTGAACACTACCATTTTGAAGTCTATCAGACTGTAGGTTAGCGAACACATCAGTTCCACCACTATCTAAGTAGCTCCCAGTAACTTGTAAGTTACCTGAGACTGTAGTAGCACCAGATAGAGTCGGACCTGCGGTACCTGCTCTGTTGGTAATTGTATCAACTTTTACTTGTGACATTTTACGAGTTAATCCCTATAGTTTTATTTATAAAATTACCCAAGAACCATTTGATTCCATAGTAACTGTAATACCATTAGCGATTTCAAAACCACCAACAGGAGAAGCGGTGAAACCTGCACGAAATTCATCACCTTGAGAAGACCCTATTGTGACGTTCTCAGTTAGTATATGTCCGTTGGTTCTGATAATAGAATCATTACCAACGTTAGGACCTCCACCACCAACAGATGTCCAACCAGGATTTCCTTGACCATCAGCATCTGCTTTATAAACCTCTGCAGAATCTAAGGAAGTATTGAATCTCAAAGTTCCTAACGAAACACCAGTAGGTCTTTGTCCAGTTGTACCTGCAGGTAACCTAAAAACACTATTAGTATTTAGAAAAGATAATGTTGTGATAATTGCTTGCGTGGAATCAGCGATCTGATTTCCACTTATTCTTTTTACTGCCATATCAGAAAGTGATCCTCCGTTCTATTTAGATAGGTAATTCAAGAATATGAACTGTATCAGAAGCTAAAGGTGCATCGCCAGATGCAAATACAACATTAGCACCATTAGTATCAACAGTATAGTTTGTTCCACCAATCTGATTTACACCATTTAAACATACAATAACTGAGTTAGCAGTATGTTTAATGTTTGGATTAGCGTAGGTAGTAAGAGCAAAGGTTAATGTTGCACCATCACCAGTGTATGTGCGAGTGATGTATTTGGAAGCAGAGTTACCACCATTACCTGTCACCACTAAATCACCATCAATTCTTACATCACCTTGTAGATTTACTCTATAATCATTGTTGACAGCAGTACCAATACCGATAATTGTGCTACTGTTGTAAGAACTAATATTGATCTCACCAGTATCCGTGAGACCAAACTCTTTCCATGCTCCATTGTAGTATATCCAACCAAGCGACTTGCCAGGTGACCAGTTAATATTATAAACAAGGTCGCCATCAGCAGGTGTGTCGTATCCTGTGATATTGGCAAAACTGGGGAGTCCATTTGCATCTTCGGGTGCTAATAGAGTTTGTTTAATTACAGTACCATCTTGGTTATTGTATGTTATTTTCTTGGCAATTATATTATCTGTAAAAGATGTTTGACCTTGAAATGTAACAGGACCTGCAAATATTGATTCTAATTGGTTTGATGCTCCACCAATTACAGTCAGTTTATCAGTCAATACTAATTCAGAGAACGTTTCGATAGTTGTGTTCTCTTCTCCAACAACATTCAACTGTGCAATATCTTCATTAGTAATCTGACCTGTAACTGGGTTAATAACTTGGTTACCAATAAATAAGTCTCCATTTGAGTTCAATCCTGAGTAGAAAGAAACACCCGCTTCTTCTTTAATTGACTGTGAGAATCTAATTTGCTCTTGAGTTAATGTCTCTACCTGTGTTTGAGGGAAGGCAGTTGAATAGTTACCAGGACCAAAACCAAGATATTCAAATGTATGGTTACCTGATCTTAGAATAGAATGTCGTCTAAGTTCTACATTAATAGGAGCAACAGTTCCATCTAAATTCTCTCGAATATTAATTTTACGGGTTTCTTCATCGCCTGCACGGGCAGTTAAATCAATGTTAGATAATCTCTCGTTAACTGAGTCATAGTTTGGAGTTGTACCTGGTTGTGTCCAACCTGTATCTGTGAGTAAGAACTGTATTCCCTCTTTGGTAATACTTCTCTTGGGGTCTTTTGCAGGTGTTGGCGATGCTCCATCAGTTGCATTGACAAGACCAATCGTAACATTATCAGCAACAGATACTGCAGCTGCAGGATCGGCTATTGGATTATCTCTGTCAAATGTAGGATATACTTCATTAACATTTTGAGAGAACTTTCTATCATCAAAGTTTGATGTTGAAGGTGCGATAGATGCACATAATAAGGTGAGATAATAAATTCCGTCATTCACCCCTCTTTCAAATGCTTGAACGATCTCAATATCATAGATGTAGAAAGCACGTTGTAAAGCATAAGAAGTTGTATCTGTATTCAATGGTTGCATTACGAAACCAGAGATAGGGTCTCTTGGTAGAGGATTAGTTTTGTCCTTATCAATTACATATCTAACTCTATAAGTTCTATCTTGTAAATCTCTTGGGTCAGGTATTCTCTTAAGGAATGTAGTTGGTGTGAAGTTTACATTATTATATTGTGTATTAGTTGATAATGTAGTGTAGATTGCATTATTAGTTGCAGATACAGTCAAATACCAACCACCAACTTGACCTGCTTGTCCGCTAATTGTATATGTATTACTATCATATTGTAATGGAGAACCAGCTACACCAGCAGATAAACCTGATACACTAGGACCATAAGGAGATATACTTGCTGACTGAACAGATGCAGAAGTTGCACCTTGAGCTACTAACAAACAGTTAATTTTATCTGCTACAGCACTTGCTCCAGTTCCGTCTTGTCTTGCTCCAACTGTAAAACCTTGAACTCGTGTTGTTGGTGGAGATGTTTCCACTGTGTAACCATAGAGATATAATCTAGTACCAGGTGTTGCTCCTTGACCTGCAAGTGCAGCGTTAATTGTTTTAGTTCTTTG